ACGACGATCAGCATCAGGAGCACGAAGGTGATGAGTATGAATCAACGCATAATTCCGATGAGCCCGATTCGGATTATGCCGAACAGATGGATGAAATCGAAGAAGAAGATCCAAATTTCTACTTTGATGACGAAGATGACGGTTCCGCTCCCGATAGAGGCGATGATTAAAAACTTACGGGTGTGATTCTTGCCACATTAGCCTTGCTCACGCAAGGCTTTTGTGTTATATTGAAGATAACATGATACGCAACATTGGATACGCCTGTGTAAATCTAACGATGAACCAAGGCTTGAAAAAGAAAAATCAGATTACCACAAGTAGAACCTTGCGGATGTCCAATTTTAGTTTGGAACGCTGTGGTGATTTAGCAGCAAAGAATGCTGCCGATCTTGTAAAAATCATGCAATGGAATGCAGATAACAACATCAAGATGTTTCGTGTCAGTAGCGAAATGTTTCCGTTCATGGATCATATGACTATTGGTTATGCTTTACGACACCTTCGAGAAGACTATCAGGAAAGTATCACAAGAAATTTCGCAGAAGCAGGGAGGATTGCTAAAGTGGCAGGTATTCGTTTATCCTGCCATCCCGGCCCATACACCTGCTTGGCAAGTCCCAACAACGAGATTATCAGAAAATCTATTGTTTCTCTTGAGATGCACTCTTTGATTGGTGATCTGTTGGGATACGGTGACGAGTTTGCTATCAACATTCACATGGGCGGCGTGTATGAAGGTAAGCACGAAACCTCTGGCAGATTTCTTGCCAATTTCTCAAAACTGCCTGACCAAATTAAACGACGGCTCACCCTAGAAAATGATGATAAGGCTTCAATGTGGAGCATGACCGACCTGTTCAAACAGGTTGCCAAGTATTGCACCGTGAAACTAGTATTGGATATTCATCATCATCGGTTTTGTCACCACGAGTCTTTGCAAGAAGCCGCTGATATGGCATTCTCAACATGGCAAGGCTTTTGTGAAATTCCAAAGGTTCATTACTCGGAATCTGCGGATGGAAAGCGTCCTCAAGCACACTCCGACTATATTAAACAGCGTATACCTGACTTAGGCGATACGCTTTACGATGTAATGATTGAAGCCAAAGCAAAAGATCTTGCATTATTTGAATATCGTAATATAATAGGTCAAGTGTTATAAATAGGATACCGAATGCCTCTATACGATTACAAATGCAATGCCTGCGAGCATATGTGGGACGATTTTCAAACTATTGCAAATCGCAACAAACCCACCAAAAAACCTTGCCCAAAGTGCGGGGAAAAGAAAGTAATTAAACTCGACGCAGCGATTCAAGTGATTGATCCGGTTCGTTTGGGCATCACTCGACCTGACGGCGGATTCAAGGATGTTATTTCAAAAATAAAGAAAGCACATCCTAGAAACACCATGAGAGATTATTAATGGTTATTCGAGACACAACAACTGGAGGTGACTATGAAGACGAAATTAGGAGTTTGCTAGAGACTCGAAGTTTTCATAAAGTTCAACCCCAAGTTAATGTGGGCAAAAAAAGAAACGGCGGCAAACATATAGTTGATGTTCTTTTAAATGGGGAAGAATTAATAAGTCTAAAGTATCAAGAGGTACAAGGAACTGCTGAAGAAAAAATTCCATTTGAAGTAATGAAATTACAACATATGGTTATTGACGGAAAATACAAATCTGCTACAATTGTTTTAGCCGGTCCTGATAAAGCATGGAACTGGAAAAATTATTATCTTGGTTCCGAATTTCAAGAAAACATGAAAAAAATTTATCCGGATGTTTCAATTATTTCACATGCACAATTTGTTCAGACCTATCTGAATAATACTGAAGGAATTATACAAGGCAATGAGGGATTAACACAATGGATAGCAAGTTAAAGTCAATTGAAATTCCAGACATGGGCAGATTCTATCAGTCTGCAAAAACAGAGAACTGGTATCCTTCTGTTACGACTGTAACAGGTTGGGCAAAGCGAGACTTTTGGGCGAAGTGGCGGCAGAAGCCCGAAAATCAAAAAGTTTCTGAACAGGCTACTAGTCGCGGAACAACAGTTCACCGTATGGTCGAAGAACATCTTAACGGTGTTGAGTATAAAACCGAAGATTTGACGGCTCAAATGTTGTTCAATCAACTTGTTCCCAATCTAAACAATATTAGCAGTTGGCGAGCACAGGAAATGCAGTTGTGTTCAGATACTCTTCGTATGGCAGGCAGATTTGACTGCATCGGTGTTTATGATGGAGTGCTTTCCGTAATTGACTTTAAGACCGCCAGAACTGCTCGTAAAGAGGAGTGGATTGGTAATTACTTCGAACAAACCGCCGCATATTCATATATGTGGCTAGAAAATTTTGGTGAACGCATTCCACAAATTGTAATTTTAGTTACAGCGGAAGATGGCGTAACACAAGTTTTCAAGAAAAATCCTGACGATTACAAAACCAAACTTGGTGAAGCCATCAAGGGGTATTGGGCAGATAACAATTTCACAGAATTGCAGAGGAAAATCAATGAAGTGGTTAACACGACTGTTCAAGCGTAAAGAAGAGCCTGTAGACATCTCAAAACTTAAAGAATCCATATTGGAAAAGTTGGGTGAAGGCAAACATATCATTCACATCATGTATAAAGATCGTGAATTAACATTGTTCCTTACCGAAGAAGAGTTCAACAACGCACTTATCCGTGGAGAGCAATTAACTGTGGTTCCACGCGAAGAAGAAATAGGTGGAGAATAATGGGTTCGATACTCAATCTACAAAATGATTTTTGTCGTCAAGTTGAGGAATTGTATCGAAGTCGTAAAGATACCACCTATATCGAAGTGATAGTTGACTTGTGTGAGAAGCATGGAATTGAACCAGAAGCAGTGGCTAAACTCCTAACCAAGCCAATCAAAGAACGGCTTCGTGTTGAAGGACAAAGGGCCAACATGTTGAAGAAGAGTTCTAAACTATTTTGAATGCGACCGTTTGAAGCCTATCAAACTTTTATAACACTCAAAGCACACTTTAAAAACAGCGGATTTGACTACCATAAGTTCGGCAAGGTTAAAGTTGCTCCTGAAACTTTTGAGCGTAGAAAAGATCGCTATTACTTTGAGAAGTTAGCCAAGCGTTACTCCAGAGATGAAATCGTGGAGTTCTTCTTGTCACAAATTCTAGCCAATAAAACTTGGGTTGGTGATATGCTTGGCGAAGATGCGGAAGCCGAGCATCTGTCTAGACTGCGAAGAGTTCAGGCTTTGCAGTATCAAGTTAAAACTGAAATGAATACACTTTGGGAACGATGCAAAGAAGATCCAGAGTGTTTTAACAAATTGTTCCTTCACCAAGACGGAACACATCCTGGTATTTTTCGTGCTGTAATGGAGAAAAAAATTTCTGCTGAAACTTTTTTAGTTTTGGATAGCATACTTGGATTTACAAAACGCTGGCGTATGGACGGCGACCCTATATGGGAAGAGGTCGGCATACCAATTTTGCGGTATGCTCCGTTCCTCCACCTAGATACTAGGCGTGATGACTTGAAGAGAATCATCTCAGAAATCATCACAAATAAGTTGCATACCAAGAATACTTAGTATACAATACCATACTCACTAACACACTTTAATACTCCGTAATACGAAAGGATACTACAATGGCTGGATTTTCAGATTTAAAGAAGATGAGCAAGAATTCTGTCTCGGCTCTCGCCAAGGAATTGGAAAAGACGACGGAAACCAAATCATACAAGGATGACCGCTTCTGGAGCCCAGAGCGTGGTAAGGATGGAAACGGTTATGCCGTGCTTCGCTTCCTGCCTGCTTGTCAGAACGAAGAAGTTCCGTGGGCACGAGTTTTCTCGCACGGCTTCCAAGGCAAGGGCGGTTGGTATATTGAAAACTGCCCAACCACTTTAGGCAAGAAGTGCCCTGTGTGTGAAGCCAATAACGAGTTGTGGAATAGCGGCATTGAAGCCGACAAGGAAATCGCTCGTGCTCGCAAGCGTAAACTATCTTACATCAGTAACATCATGGTTATCAGCGATCCTGCGAACCGTGAGAACGAGGGTAAGGTATTCTTGTTCCGCTACGGCAAGAAGATTTTTGATAAGATTACCGACTCCATGCAGCCGAAGTTCCCCGGCGAAGAGCCAATCAACCCGTTCGATTTTTGGAACGGCAGAAACTTCAAGATGAAGATTCAGACTGTTGGTGGCTTTGCTAATTATGACAAGAGCGAATTTGATAACAAGAGTCCGCTACTTGACGGCAAGGATGAACTTCTTGAGAAGGTGTGGAAGTCACAGTATGCTCTTGCCGAGTTTACTGGCGCAGACAAGTTCAAGTCTTACGAGGAATTGAAGGAGCGTCTTGAGACTGTTCTCACGACTGAAATCAAGTCTTCCAAGAAGGCTGAAGATGAAGAACCCATCCGTGAGAGTTTGAGCGAGAAGTTCCGTAAGAAGGAAACTGCCGCTGCAAAGAAGCCTGTTGTTCAAGAGGACGATGGCGGCGAAGAGGATACGCTTTCCTACTTCCGCAAGTTGGCTGAAGAGGATTGATTAGCCTGATGGTCGGACAGAACTATTGATTGTATTAATAGTTCTTTCACTGTTACTTGGCATAACCATCGTAGGGCCGCCATTAGTGTTATTAACAACGGTTGTTTGCTGATTGTTAATAGTATTATTGGCGGCTCTTTCACTTGAATCCATTGATGCTTTTTGCAATAAGGTAGACATCATTTGGTATTCTTGTGCCATTCTATTTTCAGCAGGAGCAATAGACGGTACTATAGTGGAAGCAGTTGCATAAGAAGGAATAGGTGTTGTTAAATTAGTTAAAACTGTTCTTACAGTTGGGGTGTTAATTTTATCAACCGCAGAAAACCCAAACTCTGTTGCTCTCATACCAAAAGATTTTCCTAATTCTATCATAGTATTAGTTATTGGAGTAAGTTGAGTTTTTAGTGTGTCCGACAAATGATAAATTGAATCTGAAAAATCTTGACTAATAGTTTTTAAAGAAGAAGCAGTATTTTTTATCATGTTTGCCGAAGAATCTACAGCATTAGAAACAAATTCTTTTGTTTTTCCTATGCCAGAAGTTACATCCTGAGCGTTAAATCCGAAATCAATATTTTGACCTTCTAAAGAAGGAATAGTAAAAGAAAATCCTTTTTCTTCAGTTTCTTCTTCTTTCTTTTTCCTAGCAGCCTCGGCCGCTTCTCTTTTCTTTCTGTCTTTTGCGGTTTCCATGCCAAGCATTTTGCCAATAAAACTGTCTGCAATAAAATCATAGAGAGGTTGTATAAATTTAAACAAAAAGTATTCCATAAATTTTGTAAACGGGTCAACAACATATTCTGTAAACAAATCCGCAAGCGCACCAATTGCTTTAAAAATATATCCGAGCCCCTTGAATGCAACCATAACTAAACCAAATAGTGGTGCTAAAAGTATCAATATGAATTGGACAACTTTAAAGACTGGCTTTAAAAGTGAAAATGCTAAATTTAAAACAGAAATGATTACTTTACTTATTGCTGTTAAAGCAGGGTCAACAAAATCTTTGTATAATGAGTAGATAAATCCTAGAACTAATGCTCCAGCGTAAATTAAAGTATCAAAAATTGGGTCAAACCATTTCATTATGTTTTCTAATTTTAAAGTCATAGCAGCAACTAATCCACCTATAGGTCCTCCAAAAACTGTTGCTAACACCATTCCGCCTATTTGTACAATTAAAGCCATTATGGATTTAACCATAGTATAAAAATTACCGCTAAATAAGTTTTTAAAAAATGTTGGCATTCCTGCTAAAACGCTTATCACAGCAGACAATGGTGCTAGAACTCCTCCAATATATTTTCCTACTGATATGCCCAATCTTAAAACATTACCAATACCAAAACCAAACCTGTCCAGAATAAGCAAAATTTTGCCAACACCACCAGAAAAGAAATTTGTTATTGGAGTAAATAATTTTATTGTAAGATCTCCAATGCTTGCAGCAAAAGATTCCATTCCCCTTCCTATAGATGCAATTGGTGATAGTATTGTTCCTATTTTTGGTATTAATTTTGAAATGGCAACTACAACATCACCAATAACAACATAAACTTTTTCAAACTTACTTAATTTGCTTATATTCAATTCAAAATTTTTAAAGATTTCATACCATGCGGAAAGACGAGATGGTATCAATTCTATAAACTTTAGCATACGAGTCCAAGCAAAGAAGAACGCTTCGCTCTTGCCTGCAATATAACTAAAAAACTTTGATGTTTTAGTTATTCCTTGGTATAGTTGAGAAACACGCGATGTCCAATTATTGATAAAACTTGCTATAATTAGCGGCATATCACGGAAGGTAAATACTAAAGCATTTTTAACCAACAACAAACTCTTTATCATTCCTAAGAAAACATCACCACTCAAAATGTTCGATATTGCTTTAAATTTTGCAAATTGTACAATAAAAAAACCTGCTAAAATACCCAAAGAAAACATTAATGGATAAACTACTAGTTTAATGAAAAAACTAATAACAGCACCAAATGGTCCCATTAAATCCAAAACAATCTTGAGTAAACTTCTAGGTTTTGTATTTTCTATTATTTTATCTAAATCTCGGGTTACGCCTTTGAAACCCTTTTCGACCACGACTTTTGTTGGGTCAAAATTTCTAGAAGAAATAAGTTCTTTTGTATTTTTAATATCTTGTGCAGTAGCATCTTTATTTAATTTTATAATATCTTTGTTTTGTTCAAGTAATCGAAGTTCTCTTTGCCCTTGTTCTACAGATAGTTGAACAGTTCTTCTAGTCAATAACTCCAATTCTTCATCTGATAAGTCGGATAAAGAT